AGCTAAAGGCGACGAGATTCACATCAAAGGAGCCAAGTCCGAGCAAGCTGCAAGCGACATTCAGCAGAACGTAAGCGCTGCTCGCGGCGCTGCCCGAGTGAAAGTAGAGCGTATCTCCAGCAAGCCCGGCCACACCGTGCTGCGCGTCATGGACAAGGGTTGAAGTGACCGTCAACCTGGACGTCATCCCCTCATATCTCGCCGTCAAGGCAGAGAGGGGACGTCGCAGCCTGCGGTACTTCTTCGAGCACTACGCCTGGCCTGTGCTCCAACCCTCGACGCCCTACCGCCACAACTGGCACGTCGACGCCATCTGCGAGCACCTGCAGGCCCTCAAGCACGCCCAGATTCGCAAGCTGCTGGTGAACATGCCCTTCCGCATGCTCAAGTCCTCGATCATCAGCCAAGCCTTCCAAGCATGGGACTGGATCGAGAACCCCAGCAGGCAGTACCTCACCGCCTCCTACGCTAAGGACGTGGCCACGCGCGACGCGGTCGACACTCGCCGCATCATCGAGAGCCCGATGTACCAGGGGTGCTATGGTGACCGCTTCCGGATGACGACCGACCAGAACGTCAAGACCCGGTACGAGAACGACAAGCGCGGCACACGCATCATCACGTCCACCGACGCTGCGGGCACGGGCTTCGGTGGCGACATCCGAATCGTCGATGATCCAGTGTCTGCCAAGGAAGCCGATTCGCCCCTAGCGCTCAAGGCCTCGATCGAATGGTGGAAGGGCACGATGGCCACGCGCGCCAACGACCCGGGTGACATCCGCGCCGTGGTCGTCCATCAGCGCATGAACACCGAGGACCTGACCGGCTACCTGCTGGAGGCCGAGAAAGGCTGGGAGCACCTAGTGCTGCCCTTCCGGTACGACTCCACCCTGGTCAAGACCACGTCGCTGGGCTTCGTCGACCCAAGGCAAACAGAGGGCGAGCTCATCCATCCCGCGCGCGTGCCTGAGCAGGCCGCTAAGGACATGGAAGACACCCTTGGCAAGTACCACACAAGCGCGCAGCTCCAACAGAACCCAGAGCCTCGTGGTGGCATCATCTTCAAGCGCGACGACTGGCGCTACTGGGAAGTGCTCCCACACATCCGCGAGACAGTGGTCAGCGTGGACTGCACATTCAAGAGCCTGCAGACATCCGACCACGTGGCCATCCAAGCCTGGGGTAACGCCGGCGCCAACGACTACCTGCTGCCTGGGCGTGTGAAGGAGCGCATGGGCTTCAGTGCCACGGTCAAGGCCATCCGCGACCAGGTCGCCTACCAGAAGGCACAAGGCCGCGACGTCATCGCCGTGCTCATCGAAGACAAGGCCAACGGGTCTGCGGTGATCGAGACCCTGAAGACCGAGATTCCAGGCGTCATCGCCATCCAGCCCGAGGGTGGCAAGTCCGCTCGCGCGTACGCCATGCAACCCAGCTGCGAGGCAGGCAACGTTCATCTGCCTAGCTCCAAGGTTGACCCCACAATCGAAGGCTTCGTGGGCACTTGCTCCAGGTTCACCGGTGCCGAGGGCGGAGACGACGACGAGGTCGACTCCATGACCCAGTACGTGAACTGGCGCAGGGCAAGGAACAACGTCGGTGGCCTCCATGAGTGGATGCGCCAACAGCATGAAGCCGCTGAGGCTGCCAAGAAAGGAGGGGCACGATGAGCTCGTTCAAGCCATTCACCATCTCGCGCGCGACGTGCGAGAAGAGGATCGCAGACGCCAAGTTCATCGGTTGGGTTGCCCTCGCCGAGTCCTGGCAACGTGACCTCGACAGGCTGAGCGCGCCCAAGCAGGCTGCCCCAGACAATCAACAAAGGAAGAACTGACATGGCGACCAACCCCTTTGCAGGTCCTGGCGCGACGCCTGGCCGCGAGAACATGGGCTCTGACGTGCCGATGGGAATCATCGAGCGCGTGGCCACGGGCATCAAGTACATGGTGTCCGGCGTCGGGCCCATGAACTTCTTTGGTCCACAGCAACCACTGCAGCCTCAAGCGCAGGAGCGCTCTGAAGGTCGTGCATTCGACTACCCGGTGGGGTACAACCTCCGGATCCAGCCGCGCGAGGGCGAGAACATCTCGTTCGGTACGCTTCGCGCCCTGGCCGATGGGTATGACCTGCTGCGCCTCATCATCGAGACCCGCAAGGACCAGGTCGAATCCTTCGAGTGGGAGATTGTTCCCCGCAACAAGGAGGACAGCGCCGACTCCTACAAGGACGAGATTCGCAAGGCCACCGAGTTCTTCGAGCGTCCTGACAAGGAGCATGACTGGGCTCAATGGCTGCGGATGCAGGTCGAGGACCTCCTGGTCATCGATGCCGTGTGCGTGTACCCTCGCGCCAACCGTGCGGGTGGGCTCTACGCATTGGAGCTCGTCGATGCCGCGACCATCAAGCGAGTCCTGGATGACGGTGGTCGCACACCTCTGCCTCCCAGCGTCGCGTACCAGCAGGTGCTCAAAGGGATCCCAGCCGGTGACTACTCGGCCGATAGCCTCATCTACATGATGCGCAACCCGCGGACCAACCGCATCTACGGCTACTCGCCTGTGGAGCAGATTGTCCTGACCGTCAACATCGCCATGCGCCGCCAGCTCAGCCAGCTGGACTTCTACACCGCGGGCAACATCCCCGAGGCCATCGCCCAGGTGCCTGAGAACTGGACCGCGTCCCAGATCAGCGAGTTCCAACTCTGGTGGGACGCCACGCTCGAGGGCAACAGCGCGGCTAAGCGCAAGATGCGGTTCATCCCGAGCTTGGACAACATCGTGTTCCCCAAGGACCAGGTCCTCAAGGATGAGATGGACGAGTGGCTCGCGCGCATCATCTCCTTCGCTTTCTCGACCACGCCCATGGCCCTCATGAAGCAGGTCAATCGTGCAAGCGGCGAACAGATGGCCGACACCGCCAAGGAAGAAGGCCTGCTGCCGTTGCTGCGCTTCCTCGAGACGCACATCAGCCGCCTGCTGCAGCGCTACCTCGGATGCCCAGGTCTCAAGTTCAAGTTCAAGGTCACGAACAAGCTGGATGGCAAGGCCCAGATGGAAGTCCACACAGGCTACATCGCCGCCAAGGTGCTCACACCGGAAGAAGTGCGCGAGGACCTCGGCAAGGACGCACTCACACCCGAGCAGATGGAAGCCGCCTTCCCGACGCCGCCTGCTCCTGTGGTGCTGGGCCCTGACGGTCTGCCACTGCCACCCGAAGAACAGCCTGAGCAAGAGCTCGGCCCTGACGGGAAGCCTCTGCCGGCCAAGCCCCTTGCCGGTGCAGCCCTCGCCACTGCGCAGGCCAAGGGCAAGGTCCCTCCTGTCGCGGCTGATCCCTCTGTCGCGGAGAAGCTGCTCGAGCGCGCGCTTGGCATGCTGGACCCGGAGCGTGTGGGCACCGTCATGGAGAAGATGCTCGGGGCGGCGGCGCAGAGGTCACACGTCCCTGCTCCTCCGCCCCAGGTGATCGAGCTCAGGCCGGAAATCAACGTGGAAGTGGGCGACACCAATGTCCACGTCCCCGCGCCGAGGCCTGCGCCGATCGAACGAGTCGAGTCACCTGCACCCGTTGCGCTCGACTTCCGTCTGACCAAGAGGGTCGTTGGTCGGCGCATGGCTGATGGCTCGCTGTCAGTTGAATGGGTCGACAAGGAACCTGACTTCACCATACAAGGAGACAATGAATGAACACGCTAGACACCGCTGTTGGATTGGTCGAGACCTCGCGCTTGGCCAAGGACGTGACTGTGCAGGAAGTGCCAGCAGGCAAACTGACCACCACGTCGTTCTACCTCGAAGGGACGCTGGTCAAGAGGGACCAGCACCTCGAAGTCTCTGAAGCCACCACCGCATTGCTCCGCGGTGAGGGCTCCGCAACCCTCTGAACCCGCAACCCACTCTCTGGAGGAATCATGAACGCATCTCTCGCAATCACCGTCGCGCCGAACATGCCCGGCGTTTCCCTGCCTGGCGTTGCCCGCGGCGTCTCGCGCGCATTGCGCCGTCTGCTCGACTTGCTCACCGGTCCGATGTTCGCCATCACGACCGCGATGTGCACCAGCTTCAAGGTCGAGCTCATGACCGCGACGCACAACCTGTCGACCGGCGGCCACAACATCCGCATGGCCTTGTTCGACTCCACTGTGACCCTGGATGCGACGACCACCGTCTATGCCACGGCCAACGAAGTGGTTGGTACCGGGTACACGGCAGGCGGCCAAGTCCTGACCAACGTCACTCCGACGAGCTCAGGCACCACGGCCTTTGCTGATTTCGCTGACCTGGTCTGGACCAGCTCCACGTTCGTCGCGCGCGGGGGTTTGCTGTTCAACAACAGCGCGGCCAATCGTGCGATCGCTGCCTTGGACTTCGGTGCCAACATCAGCGTGACCGCGGGCAACCTCACCGTCGCCTTCCCAACCGCCAACGCGTCGGCCGCAGTGCTGCGCATCGGCTGATCCACGACCTCCCCACTCTGGAGAACAGCATGACTCAACTCACTTCGGCCGTACTGGCCGACCTCACCGCTCGTCTGGCGCTGGCCACGACGCAGCTTTCTGAAACCTCGGCTCTCGTCGCGACGCTCGAGGCATCGCCCGATGTCTCCGCGCTCGAGGCTGAGATTCAGCGCTTGGTCGACTTGGTCGCCGCGCGTGACGAGACCATCATCCAACGCGATCAAACCATCGCCCAGCGCGAATCGACCATCGCATCATTGAACGATCAAGTGTCCAACTTGCTGCTGGGCACCGAGGCTCTGAATGGCATCGTCGCTCAACGTGATTTGACCATCGTGGCCCGCGATCAAACCATTGCAGCTGCCAGCGCAGCCCAAGTGTCTGTTGCTCTGGCTTCGCTCGAGCTGGCTGCAGCTCTGGGAGTAGGCGCATGACAACCGTCGCACAGCTTCTTGCCTTGACGGCGTCTGTGCAAGCAGCCACTGCAACACTGTCTGGTGCTGTGGCCTTGGTTGCCACACTCGAGCCCTCTCCGGAGGACTTGAGAAGTGAGCTCGACGGTGTCAATGCAGAATTCGACGCGCTCAAGGGCGCACGCGACATCGCCTTGACCATTGCTGCTGACACGGCAACCACCTCCGACGAGCGGCTCGCGCTGATCGTCCAAACACTGGGACCTCAAGAATGAACACAACCTCACGCTTCTCGGCCGCGCGCTTTCTCGTCGCGGCTTCGCTTCTTCTTGTCGCGGCTTCAGTCTACGCGACAGTGACACTCACGCCTTGGACGACAGAACAGTATGTCATCAAGCGTGACACCACCACGTTGAATGCTGGGCCATGGGACAGCAAGCCTTTGTGCCAAGCCGCATTGCCAGCAATCGTTGAGGCCGCTTCCAAGAGCGGCAACTACTTCTGCGTGGCGACATCAGGTACCAGGGCGACTTGGACCCAAACGCCGGCCGCTTGTGTCACACAACCGAGCACGAACACTGCCACCATCGCGTGTGCCGCAGGGTTCGCGCCGCCTTGGGACCAGACCACCACTGTGACGGTCAGCCCTGCACCGGCGTGTGTTGTGAGCACAACGCTCAACCCGACCAGCGCGCCAGCCAGTGCTTGCCAACCAATCGTCGTGCCCACAGGTCCTGTCTACTACTTCAGCGACTGCCAAGTCGGCGCCGCCGCGGGATGTGTGGCCGGCAACAACTCGAACCCTGGCACCCAGGTGGCCCCAAAGCAGAACCTGAACGGCACCAACATCGACACTCTGGCGGCCGGCACTCAGCTGTTGTTCGCGCGCGGTGGCGTGTGGACCTTCGGAAACGGTTATGTACTGGAGAACATGAACACCAGCGCAGCAGCGCCGTTGACATTTGATGCCTACGGAACTGGCCCACTTCCCACCCTTCAGTTCGGCACCGCTGGCTCAAACATGTTCCATCTCGGGGGCCAGTGGAACAACACCAGCAATGATGGCGGCTACACCTTCCGCAACATCAAGTTCGACGGTCTGTGCACTGCTCAGTGGGGCTTCTGGTTCTCGCAGACAGTGCGTGATGTCATCATTGAGGACAGTGAGATCACTGGTTTTGCGATCGGGATCAACTCCAATGACAGCGAAACGCACGGCATTCAGGGTGTCACAATCCGCCGCAACAACATCCATCACAATTTCGACATGGGGATGCTGGGTCACTACAACAACCTGCTCTTGGAAGACAACCTGATTGAGGCCAACAACTTCGCCGGCAGCGGCTTCAGCCATGGCACCTATATTGGCGGTGGCAACAACATCACGGTTCGCAACAACCGCTATCTACGCAACAGCGTGGTGAACGGTGTGTGCCAAGGAGGCAACATGACCTTCCATGGCCAGATTGATGGCTTGCTGATCGAAGGCAACCGTATTGAACAAGACGCAGGTGCGGGCGGCTGCTGGCTGATGTCGATCACCACAGGCTATACAACGCCTGAGTGGTTCCTCAATGCTGTGGTGCGAAACAACAAGCTAATCAATGGCGGCAACAACGGCATGGTGGCACAAGCAGCGCCGGGCATTTTAGTCGAAGACAACGTGTCAATCAACACTCAAGCCACCTTTCAAAACAGCTTTTCTGTTGGCGGAGGGGTAGGCGAGGGGGACACGCAGGACGCAAACGCAGTAGTTCGCAATAACACCGCTTGTCAGTCGGGCGGTGCTACAGGCTCGGTGGTGAGTGTGAATTCACCAGGCTCCACGGTCACTAACAACGTGGTCATCACCGGTACCG